TGAACAGGTATAAGGATTGGACACGATATTTATACGAAAATGGGCCCTAAAGAGTATCAGTTCCGTTCTCTCGACAATCCGTACGATGTAAAACTTGGATACCATGGATTAGTCTATAATTCGATGAATGCAAGTTCTACTTCTCTCATGGACAGAATGAAACCTTTTCAATATCTATACTTTATTATAATGCATAAGTTGAAGAAGCTTATCGCACAAGATAAAGGTAAAGTGTTTCCTCTTGACATTACGATGATAGATCCCAGAATGGGATTAGAGAAGACTCTCTACTATTTGACGTCACTTAATCTCGACATTTATAATCCTCTCCAAAACACAGACGTTCAAGGATGGTCACAACGAGCTAAGGTGTCTAATGCTATAGATATGTCTGTAGCAGATCAGGTAATGAATTATATTACTATCTTAAATGCGATCGATCAACAAATTTCTGATGTAGCTGGTATTACTCGTCAGAGAGAAGGACAGGCATCACCAAATGAAGCTGTAACTAATGCACAATCTAATATTCAGATGTCTGGTATAATTACTGAAGTTTACTTTCAGGCTCACGATAAGCTTTGGGAACATGTTCTCAATTCATTATTAGAAGTAGCGCAAACCTGTTATAAACAAAATACAGCAATTAAGCAATGAATCCTTGATGACATGTCGATAGCTACACTTGACTTTACTCCAGATTCTATTTCTAATAGATCGTTTGGTGTGTTTGTAGTGGATTCTCCAAAGGAACAATATATTTTTGATACGCTTCAGCAGTGGGGACAAGCGCTCGTTCAGAACGATAAAGCTAATTTCTCTGATCTTATTCGGATGTTACGGTCGAATTCTTCTCGGGAATTACAGTCTATTATTGAGCAATCTGAACAGCAACGTCAACAACAAGAACAAGCTCTTCAACAACAGGCTACTGAAGGACAACTTCAGATACAACGAGAAGCGCAAGAGTTTCAATTTGAACTACAATCGCGTGAGCACGAGAATAAGATTGCTCTTAAAGAACTTGATACGTTTAGATTTTTACAAGATCAAGATCAAGACGATAATGGTATACCAGATCAGTTTGAAATCGAGAAGTTCAAGACTGAGGCAGCTTTAAAACTAAAGAAATTAGACTTAGAGGCTCGTAAACTTGCACAAGACAAGGAGCTGAAAGAGAAAGATCTTGCTATTAAGAGATCGAAGAAACCTACTAAATAGGCTATGTTTTAGAATTTAGTCTATCAATATCAATGTTATAAACAGATTTACCAGAAAATAATTTTGTATGGAATTTAATAATTCAGATTTCGAACAACTCTTCGATGAAGAAGCAGTTGTTATTTCTACTGAAGAGCCCCAAAATACTCCTGAGCCTGAGCCCGAACCTTCGCCTGAGCCTGAACCACAACCTGAAGATACAGACGAGAGTTTAAAAGTACTTTTTGAGTACGCTAAAGAAAAAGGAATATTTGATCTTCCAGACGATTTCGAGTTTGATGGCACCCCAACTAAAATTGATGAGGCGCTTTCACTCAGTCGTTCTCGTAGACGAGAAACAACTCGTGCAGAGTTGCTAAGTGAATTAGCATCGGATCTTAAACCGTTACTAAACGAATTAACAGGTGGAGGCTCTATTCAAGAGTTTCTACAAGTTTACAACGAGCCAGATTACGACAATCTGGACCTATCTAATGAGGATATTCAACGGGCTGTAATATTTGAGTATTTTCAACGGACAACTAAACATCCTCCAGAGAAAATCGAAAAACTAATCGAAAGATTAGAGCCCGAAGATCTTGAAGCTGAAGCACTTGACGCAATTGAATATATGAAAGAGTTTACTCGTCAAAAACGAGAAGCCCTTATTTCGAAAGTAGAGCAAGAAAAACTTGAACGTGAAGCTCTCATTAAAGAGCAGACAACAAAGTTAACCTCTCTGATAGATACTAATCCTGCATTGGATGAATCTCGTAAGAGCAGACTTAAGACTTTCATGTTCGTTCCTGTAAAGGACGGAGATCTATACTCTACTCAGTTATCTAAGACTATGGCACAGATAACAGCTAACCCGGAGCATTTGCTACAGTTAGCTGATATACTTGCTGATTATAATCCCTCACGTGGTCTTGATCTCGATCGTTTAAAGAAACGACTCGATACCGATAAAAATAAAAACTTTAAAGAGTTCTTAAACTCAAGAACTGATACTAAACATGATGTCTCTGGAGGCTCTACTAAAAAAGTAGTGGATGATCTCGATTGAGACAGATATTTTAATTCTTAATAACTATGCCAACTCCTCAATCTAGTTTAATAATTAAACGTTACGATGGTTTTGCTCCGACTGGCAACTCTGCGGTAGATTCTATTTACCTTGGTGCCGCCTACGAGACTGGTAAGCCATACGTTTTCCAAAACCAGATTACAAAGATCTTCTCATCTTACTCGCAGATGTTTAAAGGCAAGCTTCTTAACTCTATGTTAAATGGTAAGCAAGCTACCTCTATGGAGATCGACAAAGAAATTTTCCGTTGGAGACTGCAAGGTGCAGAAGAGAAACGTGCCAGACTCGTAGAGAATTTGGAAGCGTCCACTACTGCTCCAGGTCTAAATAATACGACTTTTCGCCTTAAACTTGATCTTGATTACTATGCCTTTCCGGATGTCCTCTTTGGTGAAAATCCTGAATACCCCCTCGAGATTGTAGAAGGTCCTATTCCTGACGGAACTGGATTTATCTATATTGTGCGTATTCAAGGTGATAATCCGTATGTGTACTTCCCGCAGACTCTGCTTGAAGTGGGTATGGAATTCAACAAGGTGTGAACCTCTGTTCCTTCTGAGGCCAACCAGTGGGATGGTAGTCAACAATATCCGAATTCTTTCTGGCTTGAAAATCAGATTGGTGCCTTTGCTCAAGGTTACGGTGTGACCGACAAAGCCTGGCGTGAAGAGGGTATGCTTGATGTACAATTCATGTACACTGACAGAATGGGTAAATCTCAACTCGTTAAGCGCTTCTTGCCTATGGCTGAAGCTAAAATGTGGGATGAACTCTACCAGTCAATGGAAGCTCAGTACGTATATGGCAAACGTCAAACTCGTCAATCTCCCAATGGTTACTGGACGAAAACTGGTTCTGGTATGCGTGAGCAATTGAAAGATTCGTGGATCAAATACTACAATGGTCCGCTCGTAATCTCCACGCTCAAAGATTTCTTGCTTGACATCTACATCACTCGTACTAACGAGACAGAGCGTAAGACTACTGTTGTAACGGGTTCTCTTGGAGCCTCTCAGTTCCACGACGCTCTTGTAGCCATCGCTAACGGTTATCTTACTGTTGATTCACACTTCATCGAAGGAATTCCTTCTAACGGTTCGCCTACTCCGCATCTCGCTTATGGTGCTGAATTCCGTCGCTACCGTGGTCCTCTTGGTGTGACTATCGATCTTACACTCAATGGTATGTACGACGATAATAATTACTGTCGCCGGACACACCCTCAATATCCTAATTTTCCGATAGATTCAGCTCGTATGACTTTTCTCGATTTTGGCGCTAACCAAGGTGGTTCTGCCAACATCAAGATTTTGAAAGTTAAAGATACGTTCTCTTGGGGTTACGTACCCGGAACATGGTCTCCCACTGGTCCGATTAAAGGCGGAGCAGCAGGTTCTAAACTTTCTGGTTACGAAGTCTTTACTCGTGGTACCGGCGGTCTCCATATTGAAGACGTAACACGTTGCGGAGAATATATTTACGATAGCGAATTCTAATGACACTGGAACATCAACTTGGTATAAAGCTGTCGGCGTTTATTGCCGGCATAGTTGGCGGATTAGTTTCTCTTACCTACGAACATTCTATTTCTCCCTGACGAGCGATTCTGATGATTCTAGCTGGAGGAGTTACTGCTGGCTATACATTTGCAGCTGTAGAAACTTACTGGGGATTACAACATAATTACTCTGGTATTCTCGGATTTGCACTTGGATTAACAGCCATGAGATTAATTGATATACTAATGCGTCTTGCAGAACAGGCCAAAAAGGATCCGTCTATCTTATTATCGATACCAAAGTTGTTCAAAATTATAGCTAATGGAACAACTACTAATGCCCCTAACGGGACTAACAGCAGCAACAAGTCTGGTGTGGACACTCCAGGAACCGATAGTGCAAAAGATAAGTCAGAGATGTAGTAAGTACTACACACTTCGATTTATTCTTGCGTCCCTTGCTGCAGTCTGCGCCTATACGGCATTTACTCCATTTTCGCTTTCTGCTACCCTCTTAGCTGGAACTATAGGTGCAGCTTCAATTTGATTCAATTTACATTTTTAGATAGGAAACTTCTAAAGTCCGCACTCGTTGTCGGTTAACAACGACCTAATTATGTCAACAAAAAAAGTATTTATATATTCTATACCTCGTCCTACAGCAACTAATATTTCTGATTGGACAAATGATTCTTCTGGTAAAAAGCTTCAAAAGGTGAAAATTGGGAGATGTAAAGACACCATCATGGCTCTTTATTCTGCTAAAGTTGGTGGCCTTGCTAATTACATCTCCTATACACCTTACATAGATCCTGCTACAGGTGCACCTCTCATTAAAGAAAATGGTGAAACTATGATGCTACAGGAGTATCTTGAGAAAAAATGAAATAAGCCTCCTGGATACTTTACGAATAGAGCCTGAATGAAAGGCGATTCTCTAAAAGAAGAGGACTTCACATATTTTCAACGTCAATCTTGGCAACTAAATGATGGATCTACAGTTCTCGATCTAAATTTAATGAACGATGAACTAGGTTACTATGTTATGCTCGCGTCCTCATTAGTTGCTAATTCTGAAAAGGAATGGCGTGAGCACAAGTGGCCGAGAGCACAATATTATATTGCTCTTGAAAATGAGTCGGAAGAACTCAAGCACAAGAAGACAGCTCTTAAGCTTAAGGCGTTTAAAGCATTAAGTGACAATGAATTAACTATTCCTATTAAACGAAAAATAATTTCTATATTAGATTTGGCTAGTACTAAATCGTCACTCTCAGATCAACAGATAGAGAATACTCTCTACGATTATATTGAGAAATCTACATTTTTATCTGGTTCTAATATAGATAAATTCTTAGATGTTATAAATCTCTTAACTACTGCGACTGGCCGAGAAACTTTCGAAGCTCGATATATTTTAAAACAAGCTCTTGAGGCTCGTATAATCTACGAGAAGCAAGATATCTACACTTGGATACGTCCAGCAGGTAATATTGTAATAGGTAATAGGTATTCAGAGGCTGTAGATTTCTTACTTAACCCCGCCAAGTCAGCTGAACTCGAAGAAATACAACAACAAATAAAAGATAAGAGTTAACTATGAACATTGCCTCATTTCATTACCAGTTTAAGTTAAACATGGATAGGATTGACAGTACGTCTCAAACCGATTTTACGGTTGCAGAGATAGACTGATTATTAAACGAGGCACAACTACTTCTTGTTAAAACTTACTTTAATGCAAACAATCCTAAGAGAAAAGGTTTTGAGAATACACAAAAGCGTATAGATGATTTATCTACCTTAGTAATAAAGTATCCGCTCCAACCACCCCTCACTCCTACACTAGACTCTGGTATTTATGAAGTAGCTCTCAGTGATTTGCTCTACGATTACTTGCATCTTGTCTCTGCTAAAGCAGATATAACTATTTCTGCTGACTGCACTAAGACCGTACCACTTAAGTTTATTCAACACGACGATTACTTAAATGCGTTACGTGACCCATTCAATTCTGCATCTCTAGAGTTCATACCCTATAACTTTGGTAGAGCATCATCCGATTCTGGATCGTCTATTTATATATATCCGGATGATTATGTCATCTCTCAAGTATATTTAGAATACCTCAAATACCCAACTAAAATGTCGCTCGGTAATTATGTGTACATAGATGGAATTACATATCCAGCTACTACATCAGAATTACCAGAGCATCTTCACTCTGAAATTGTAGATTTAGCTTGCCAAATAGCTAGCTTAAATATCGAAAATCCAGAGTATATCCAACTAAAAAATCAGAAAGTTTTTATTTCTGAATAACTTCAACTTTATAACTAATGATTTCTACTAACAAAAGACCTATCGAGAATTTTCTCGTAGCTATTGGTGGTCAATCAACATTGCCTACTTCGGG